GTTCCTCTTAATTCCAGCAGAAACTATCTCAACAATGCTAGAGAAGTCGCTCTCCTTGGCGTAAAGGTCAGCAAACCCACGTTTAATTCGAAATATGACAATGGTATATACCGTTTTCCTATCTGTCACGAGAAGGGAAGGTTTCACCCAACACAAAAGCCTTTGGAGTTTATGGAAGCCTTGATCAAAAAACATAGTAATCCCGCAGACGTGGTATTAGACACATTCGCCGGCTCAGCAGCAACGCTGCTCGCCGCCAAAAATTTAGGTCGTGGCTTCATTGGGTGTGAACTTGACGAGGAATTCTTTGATAAAGCGGAAGAAAGATTGTTCAGATCCTAATTATTACAGCAATATTTGGAGGGATTATGAATGGAGGCGATAATTGAAGGATTGGCTCAATACGGGCCGCTTGGATTATGGACGGCATCTTTGCTTTGGATGAATTGGCAACAACGTAAAGATCAAAAAGAAGATGAAGAAAGAGCAGCCGATCGATTGAGATATTACCAAGAAAACATCATAACAAGACTCGAAAATCAGGAAAAAATGCTCGAGAAGGCACTAATTAAGATTGACGATGGTCTTCAAACAATGCGTGAAAAATATGCTGAAGAACGAATGATGCGAATGAAGGGCGACAAATGAAAAAGGAAATACTCTTAGAACTCATTCAAGAAGTGCTTGATGATACTCTTGAAGAAAAACGAAAAAAGAAAAAGAAGAAAAAAAAGAAGAAAAAGAAAGATGCCTGCTATCATAAAGTAAAAAGGCGTTATAAAGTTTGGCCTTCTGCTTATGCTTCTGGTGCTCTTGTTAAGTGTCGCAAGAAAGGCGCTAAGAATTGGGGCAACAAATCCAAGAAAGAAGAATCACTTCGAGAAGAGTTTAAATCGCATGATATGTACAACCCAAAGACAGGCGAAAAATTTGTAGCGAAAAAAGAACAAGACCACAAGGCTATGGCTGCTAAAGGATATACACACGTTGATCCCAAGCGAATTGAAAAAGTACTTCGTGATGAAGGCGGTGCTTCTGGGATGGATCCTTTCTTGAAAGAATTTGGCAAAGAAATGGAAGAAGAAATTATTAAAACCCTAGAGGCTATGCCAAATGTCGGTCAACATGAAGATAAAGATTACATATTGGACGACAGCAAAGAAGTCGAAATTGTAAAAGAGCGAAAAAAAAATTGCGGCTGCGGTCAAGATCCCTGTAGGACTTATGGGAGACAACGGTAATGCAGTTAAGCAATTCACAATTAAAAAAAGTAATACTTGAAGTTCTTGAGGAAGAAGATCTCCATAGTTGGTTTGATGATGCAGACGGTGATGGGCAGAAAGGCTGGGAGCAAATTGGTGGCAAATACGATGGTAAGCCTTGTGCCAAGCAACCCGGACAAAAGACCAAGCCAAAATGTGCATCACCAGAGAAAGCAGCATCGATGTCAAAGAAAGAAAGAGATAGCGCTGCTAAAAGAAAAAGAAAGAAAGACCCGAACCCAGATCGTAAAGGTAAGGCCAAAAATGTCAACACAGACCCAAAGAAAGAATCGTTAAATAAAATTATCGAGGAAGTTATCGAGGAAATGAATAACGAACTTGCCGAGGCGGAACTGGAAGAAAAGAAAAATTCAAAATGCACCAAAGTTACAAAGAAGGCATCGTCCACCCGCAAAGGAAAGAAGTGGATGAAGTGTGTAAAGAGCGACAGCGGTGGTTACAAAAGAATTCACTGGGGACAAGCAGGAGTGCGTGTTACTGGTAAATCTGGTAATACAAAAAGAAAGAAGTCATTCAAAGCCAGACACGGATGCAAGGGAGCCAAAGCAAACACCCCCAAGGGTCAAGCGTGTAAAGATTGGGCAGAAGAATAAAAACTTCACCAAAAAACTTGACAACTGTACTCCAACCAGTTATATTATATACATAATACAAAGACATTGGAGGACACAATGACTAACTACCGACTAGGCTATGCCTGCATAAACATGACGCTTGGTGCACAAAAGCCCAAGGTAACAACTAACCGCTCTATGATCAAGCGAACCTTTCAAGCAAAAGGTTTGCCCTACGCTTCAGAACTTGCTCTGCAGAATGTGAAAGATCTGCGACAAATTCTGGAGTGGAACTTGCAGAATGATATCACGTTTTTTCGTATGTCCTCCGACATTTTCCCGTGGGCTTCCGATTACAAACTTGAAGACCTTCCAGACTTCAACGAGATTGAAGAAATTTTATTTGACTGCGGACTATTTGCAGAGGAACATGGTATGCGTCTTACAACGCATCCCGGTCCGTTCAACAAACTTTGCTCGCCGAACGAGCAAGTGGTGCTAAACACCATCCGCGATCTTGAGATTCACGGTAAACTAATGGACTTGTTGTGCCAACCACGCACACCAAAAGCCAAAATCAATATTCATGTTGGAGGCGCTTACAATGATAAACCTATGGCCCTTGGCAATTTTTGCCGGAACTTCGCTAGATTATCAGACGCTGTACGGTCTCGACTGACTGTAGAGAACGACGACAAAGAGTCGCTATATTCAACCCAAGAGTTGTACGATGGTATATTCAAAAAGATAGGCATCCCCATTGTACATGACTACCACCATCATCATTTTTGTACTGGTGGCTTGTCTCAACTGGATGCCGTTGAATTGGCTCTCTCTACGTGGGGCGATGTTCGCCCTGTGGTTCACTACAGTCAGTCACGCTCCGTAGAGCACAATGACCCTAAGATCAGAGCCAATGCTCATTCAGATTCATACTGGACTCCGATTAATACCTTTGGTCTTGAAATGGATGTGATGCTTGAATGCAAGCACAAAGAACTCGGTCTATTCAAAATGCGAGAACTGATGA